TTTAATTTCAGTCTGCCAATCAACCCACGTCGTCGTGCTGTTCTTGGCGTCGTCATACTGCATACCGAACTGCTCGCCCGTTGACTTGAGATTGTACTCAGCGGCGCGGAGTTCTTTGTATGTAGGAGCCGGTGGAACGTCGGCAGCTTCCGGTGTGTTACCTTCTTCGACCCATTCGAGGTATTCAGCGTAATCACTGTTAGCAGGGTCAGCGGGGATGCTTGCACCGTCAGACAGGCGGGTGATTGTGTCGGTGTCTGTGAGTTTATAATTTTCCATTTTATAGCTCCGATGTAGCTGTTGCGCCTTGTGCTGTCAGATAATATACCCGACCCGATCCTGTCGACTGAACCCTGAAACTTACTCCAGATGTGAGTTGATCTGTGAAAATTTGAGCGGCGTTGTTAGCAGCACCACCTGTAGCTGCTGGAACCGCTGACATTGTTGGCGTAGCTCTCATAGAAGTGGTAAACGCAACTGTTGAGTAGCCAAACACTGATCCGCCTGACGCATTATAATCTATACTTAAAGTGGGAAGTATTTGATAATACCGCTGGCACAAAGCCAACTCTTCACCGTAAGTCCTAGATTCAAACTCTGTGGCTGTTGCACCAATTTCCATCTGGACGCCGGTTATAAAGAGTGTGCGGGATGTAGAATCAAAAATGGAGGTGAAGCCGTCTACAGCGGCGCGGTTGGCGTTGGTTATGCCTGCCCAAGTATTACTTGCAAACGTACCTCCCGTATAAGTAGCGCCCGCATGAAGCCAAATACTAAAGAATAAACTAGCAGCATTATCATCATCAAGGGCACCAGTAGTATCTGCTGCAAAAGTTAACTCAATCCGGTTCCAAGAGGTTGTTACTGCAAAGGACTGAGTTATATTTCTGGTGTTATCGAACTCAGCGAGCTCGCATACATAAGTAGCGTTTGCATTACCTTTAACATAAAAACTAACGGTTACTTGTTCTGCACTAGCTGTGCCTTTTTTTAGTTGCTGTAAGTCTTGACCTTCAAACCTTTGTTGTAAAACAAAATATTCACCCGCTGCTATAGACGTATCAGCAGTAGTGGTTGTAAGTTTTAAACAGTTAGCAAAACCAGCAGGGCCGTCAGCTACTTGCGCCATTGTAAAACGACCCGCTGTACTTATATCAGCTAGCCATCTATCAAGCGTAAAGTAACCTGAAGCTGCGCCTAACCCCGTCTCTGAGGCAGAACGCTGCGCTACTTTCATTTCGCCGTTATATACAATATTACGCCTACCACCGATCTGGCCTGAGTTGATAGCAGTTACACCCGTAACACCGCCAGTGACAGCCAGGGTACTTGCCAATGTAACAGCGCCAGCGGAGGTAATACTAAGTGCCTCGACAGTTGTGTCCAGAGGTCCAACCTTTAAGGCTAGAGCACCGTCATCACCACCTGTTGTCTGGACACCGGCAACACCAGTACCGCCAGCCCTAATTACTGAAGTTACCATGTTAAATTACTCCTTTGGATACTTATCTTTGACTACTTTTATGTCTGTTTTCCAGCCGTCTATTCCTGTGTGGTAAATCTTGTCAAGCTGGTCAACTATCGGGGGATATTCTGCGGCTCGTAGTTCTTTGTATGTGGGAGCCGGTGGAACGTCAGCAGCTTCTGGTGTATTACCTTCTTCTAGCCATTCGAGGTATTCAGCGTAATCGCTGTTGGCTGGATCGTTAGGTATGCTTCCCCCGTCTTCAAGGCGGATTATGCTAGTGGTGTCTGTTAATTTATAACTGAGTATCTGTTCCATTTTATAACTCCGCACTTAAAGTTAGTCTTGCAGCCGTAGTACTTGCTGCTCTCATGTATAAACCGTGACCAGTCGTTAGGCCACTAGCCACCGTCACATCCAAGTTAATTGAATGTGGGGAAGAATTGGTCAAGGAAATCCCAGTGCAAGCGATTGAGGCGGCATTACCTACTTGCCAATTTGCAACGGCTGACACAGTGAGAGTTGGCGTTGCTCGCATTGAGATTGTGGGTATGACAAAGTTTGCTGTCGTAGTACCACTTGCTGCCCCTATTGAGATATACTCATTTGCTCCAGTGCCACCATAAACTCTTGCATACCGCTGGCACAAAGCCAACTCGTCACCGTAAGTTGTTGATTCAAACTCGGTAGCCGTTGCACCAATTTCCATCTGAACGCCGGTTATGAAGAGTGTGCGGGATGTGGCGTCGAAGATAGAGGTTTGTGAGTCCGAGCATCTTGTATTGTTTACAACATCTTTCCATGCATTAGATGAAAATGTACCGCCCGTATAAGTAGAACCTGCGTGTAAGATAAGATTAAAATCTAAACTTCTTGCGTTATCGTCATCTAGTGGGTCTGAAGTATCTGCTGCAAAAGTTAGCTCGATACGATTCCAAGCTGTTGTAACAGCAAATTCTTGTGCAATTGCTCTACCGTTGTCTACATCATATATTTCATAAGTGTATGTGGCACTTGCATTTCCTTTTACATAAAAACTAACGGTTACTTGTTTTGCAGTAGCCGTTCCTTTTTGCAATTGTTGTAAATCTTGTCCTTCAAACCTTTGTTGCAGTATCAATAGCTCACCTGCTGCTATACTTGTATCAGCAGTTGTTGTTGTTAGTTTAAGACAGTTAGCAAATCCTGCTGGCCCATCAGCCACTTGTGCCATTGTGTAACGACCAGCTGAAGCCGCATTAATAGCCATCCGCCATCTATCAAGTGTAAAATAACCTGCGGCCGCACCCAATCCTGTTTCAGATGCAGACCTTTGTGCTACTTTCATTTCGCCGTTATATACAATATTACGCCTACCACCGATCTGGCCTGAGTTGATAGCAGATACACCAGCAACTTCCCCTACAAATGTAGCAGTTCCAGAAGCAGCAATACTAACTGCATCAACCTTAGCACCTGCCGCACCCGAACGAAGCACCAGAACGCCATCGTTGCCGCCTGTCGTCTGGACGCCTAGATTAGCTGCATCACCTGCCGAAATTACTGAAGTTACCATGTTAAATTACTCCGAGATTCTATCTTTAATTTCAGTCTGCCAATCAACCCACGTCGTCGTGCTGTTCTTGGCGTCGTCATACTGCATACCGAACTGCTCGCCCGTTGACTTGAGATTGTACTC